TTTATTGATAAACCAAAAGTTAAACCAAACACAATTGTCTGCAAAGGCAATAGTAGTGGAAACCAATGGACCATCAAAGATTGCGGAGCAAACGCAAAGAAGATGGCTGGTTTAAATCCTGGAACCAATCTTACTAATGGCCAGGTAGAAGAATTGAAAAGTAAGAACTGGGATGTTCGTTACGCTGATGAGATCACACCAACTAGTAATGGTCCGAAATCATCAGGACAAGCGGGAGTACCACAAAGTGATTAGGAGAATACATAATGAAATTTTGTCATATAACACCGATAGATCATCTTGATCTAGTCAAAGGAAGAAACTCACACTTATCACTTGCACATATTGTATCCGGTATGGAAGGATCAGAAGAGCAAGTAGAAAAGTATTGTGAGTTTTACAAGAACGAAAAAAGTCAAGCAGCTGTAGGAGGCGATCCATATATCAATATTATGGATAACAGTGCATTTGAACTATACAAGAATAAGATGCCAATGTTCAATCCTTCAGAACTTATTGACTTAGCACATAAGGTTCATGCAACACATATTGTATTACCAGATCATCCTGCTCATCCTTCAATGGTGACTATAGATGATGCAAAGATGTATGCACCACAATTCAAAGAAGCAGGATTCAAAACATTCTTTGTACCACAAAGTGATATAGGAGACTTAGAAGATTTGATTACAGCTTTCTCATGGGCAGCTGGAAGTCCTCTTATAGACTATATTGGTATTAGTATCTTAGCTGTACCTAATGCTTATGGATGTGAGACAAGAAACAATTTACAAAGATTCAACTCAAGATGGAAGTTTATGAATGAGTTGTATGATAGAAACTTATTACAATTAGCAGCACAGAATCATAAGAAGATTCACTTCTTAGGTATGGTAGATGGTCCAATGGAGATTCCATTAGTAAGAGACTTCCATATTGATAGTTGGGATTCAAGTGCTGGTGTATGGGCTGGTCTAAACAATATAGCTTTTGATCATTCACCGACTGGATTATTTAATGGTAAGTTTGAGAAACATGTTGACTTTACAAGCAGTTTCGAGGATACTACTATTGCTGAATCAAACATGAGAGTGATTGATGCATTAGTAGAAAGATATAACTTTACAGAGAGATTATGATTTATAGATTTGACGAAGATAAAATACTAAAAGAGATAGGTGAGTATATTGAAGGCACTTATTCTTCTCATTATGTGAATGAGAAAGCTGGAACTAAAGATGAAGAGATTCAAACTATAGATGTCTGGAAACAAATGGGTCATGTTGAAGAAGCATGTCATTCTAATATCATAAAGTATGCTATGAGATATGGTAAGAAAGATGGATACAATAAGAAAGACCTTATGAAGATTATTCATTATACTATATTGTTATGGCACTTCACTCAGAAAGATGCTGAAGGAGATTTGAAATGAGTATGAAACATATTCTAGCTGCAGGTCCAGATCTGCTAACTAACGTACAAGAAGGAGACAGTCAACCTAATGCTGTCGATCTTAGAATTGATAAGATATTTGAACTAAAGGATCAAGTGTTTGAGATATCTGAAGAAAAAAAGAAACATAGAGGATCGGTTGAGGTGACACCTACTTTATCAAAAGGTGAGTACTACTTTCATCTTAAACCAGGTACTTATGAAATCCTTATGGAGAATATTGTAAATGTTCCGGAAGGATATGCAGGTTGGGTTATCACAAGATCAACCCTTAATAGAAACGGTTTATTCATTACGAGTGGTCTATACGATTCAGGCTACCATGGTGTTATGGCAGGTTGTCTTCATGTAGAACATGGAGATGCAATCATACAGAAAGGTTCTAGAGTAGGACAGTTCTTATTGTTTGAAGCTGAAACATTATCAATGTATGATGGTGATTATGGAATCGGAAAGGAGCACGATAAAAAATATGGAAATTAATATACCTATAGAAGAGTTACAAAAGCGATCTGTTATGGTTGCTACACCTATGTATGGTGGACAATGTGCTGGTATGTTTACTAAGTCTTGTAATGACTTGGCAGCATTAGCTATGCACTATAAGATACCACTAAAGTTTTACTATCTATTCAATGAGTCTCTTATTACAAGAGCAAGAAACTATTGTTGTGATGAGTTTCTAAGAAGTGATTGTACTCACTTAATGTTTATTGATAGTGATATATCATTCAATCCAAATGATATTATAACAATGTTAGCAATGATGGATACTGAAGATCCAGATTGCGAATATGATATACTATGTGGACCTTATCCTAAGAAATGTATATCTTGGGAAAAGATTACTCATGCTGTCAACCAAGGTGTTGCAGACGAGGATCCAGAAGTACTATCTAAATTTGTTGGTGATTATGTATTCAATCCTGTTGCGGGTGGTAACGAGATTAAGATTGCAGAACCAGCAGAAGTGTTAGAAGGTGGTACTGGTTTTATGATGTTAAGTAGAAAAGCCTTGGAGAAATTCAAAGAGGAATATCCACAGATGTCATACAAGCCAGACCATGTTCGAACTGAACACTTTGATGGCAATAGAGAGATACATGCTTTCTTTGATGCTGTGATTGATGATAAGAATGCAAACATCAATAACGAACTAAAAGACTTCTTAGCTAAGAATAAGAAGGCTTCACACAAACAGATACTCAACTTTGTAAATGATAAAAAGAAATCTTCCTTATATGGTGATAAGGAAATGAGTAACAGATATCTTTCAGAAGATTATATGTTCTGTCAATGGGCAAGAAACATTGGTCTGAAAGTATGGTTATGTCCTTGGATGCAATTACAACATATGGGATCTTTTGTATTTGGTGGCTCGCTTGCTGACTTAGGAAGCATTGGAGCACCAGCAACTGCTGATCCGAGTAAGGTCGGCAAAAATAAATCTATGTAAATGGTAAAAATTATATTATGAAACTAAGTGAAAATACACTAAACGTACTTAAGTCGTTTGCGGTTATCAATACAGGTATTGAATTCAAACCAGGAAATGTCTTACAAACTATATCTCCTCAAAAGAGTATCTTAGCTAAAGCTGAGATCGAGGATGATATTCCCGCTCATGGATGTTTTTATGAGCTCAATAGATTCTTAGGTGTACTAAGTCTATTCGATAATCCACAACTAGACTTTCAAGAAAAGTATGTTACCATTCGTGATATAAAAAGATCAGTAAACTACACATTTGCAGATCCTCAGATGATAGTAACGCCTCCGGCAAAAGAAGTACAACTTCCATCAGTAGATGTAGAAGTAGATATCAAATGGGCTGATATCAGTAATGCATTGCGAGCAGCTAATGTTATGTCTTTGCCAGAGATAGCGATATCATCTGAAGGATCAACTATCAACTTAGAAGCATTGCATACAAAGAATCCAACTGCTGATAAGTATACTACTACAATTGATAACAATTCTAGTGGTAAGGTATTCAAAGCTGTATTCAAGCTAGAGAATATCAAGATGATGAATTTTGATTATAAAGTAGAGTTATCGAGTAAAGGTATTGCTAAGTTCACTTCACTCAATAACAAGACCTGGAAAGACGAGAAAGTCGAATTCAAGAATGGTCCTGTATTGAGTTATTGGATTGCAACTGAAACTCAACAATCTACATTTGAGTAATATATTATGAATGAATTTTTATGGGTCGAGAAGTACCGACCATCAACGATCGAGGAGTGTGTACTACCAGAGGATCTAAAAACTAGATTCCAAGCATTCGTCGATTCACAAAATATACCAAACTTATTGTTGTCAGGTTCTGCTGGTGTGGGTAAGACAACAGTGGCAAAAGCAATGTTGGAACAGCTTGGAGCAGACTACATTGTAGTGAATGGATCCTTACATGGAAACATTGATACTCTAAGAACAGAGATTATGGCTTTTGCAAGTACAGTGTCCTTTGCTGAAGGAAGAAAGTATGTTATCCTAGACGAAGCAGACTATCTTAATCCTCAAAGTACACAACCCGCTCTTAGAAACTTCATGGAAGAATATTCTAAGAACTGTGGATTCATCTTAACTTGTAACTTCAAGAATAGAATCATAGAGCCACTACAATCTCGTTGTAGTGTGATAGAGTTTAACTTTCCAAAGAGCACAGCTCCTAAATTAGCTAGTGAGTTTTTTACAAGAGTTAAAGGTATTCTTGATACTGAACAAGTAAAGTATGATGAAAA